TCTACAGTTGCCAACCTGGCTGCTGATCAATTTAATGAAATGCATATTACGAATCGTATGTCAATACATGATATTGCGATCAGATTAGGGGTGAATACCCCCTTACTGATAACACATGTGCGTGATGACCTCAATCTTGATATAATCAAATATAGAAAAACATGGGCAGATACTCTTACTTTAGTAGAGGTCTCGTCATTTAATACTGAAGAATATCTAGAAAAAAATCTACAAGAAACAGCAGTTAGTAGACAACATTGTATTCTTTTCTAATACTGATCAAATACATAATTATTTTAAGGAACCCAACATATGAATCAAAATCACGAATTATTATTAGAGCTTTGGGCAAGGGTTAAAAACCATATTCAACCAAAAGAGCGTTTAGAAGTAGCTGATATCCTTGTTATCGTTTTCGACGAGTTTGGTATGGTCGACGACGAATTATTAGACGAAGATTTAGATAAAGAAATGCGTGCAGCAGCAAGAAGCCATCTTTCAAGCGGCATAGGCGATGACTTCGACCTTGAGGACAGATATGACGACGAGTAAAATGCCCGCTGATGTGTTCGGCGAAGAATTGATATTAATAATTAATTCTAAAGATGCAGCAAAATCGGTAGAAAAGATACAACAATTTCGGGAAGGAATGAAAGACCCCGATATTGGTGCTAGTTATGTAGTATGGATTTCAGAACCAGCTAATCTTACTAGAGTACATAAGGCTATGATTGATGATTTAGAAATCCAGCCACGTGCTATGGCAATTAAGCGAGTATTAATGTCAAGAACACAACGAGCAGTATTGTTAGTTCAGGCTATGGAAACTTCTATAAAAAGAGCACATCAGCTGTGAGTAATACAGTATTTGATTTGTTGCTAAATTCTACGAAAAATACAAATCAAAACCATTACTATTACATAGGTAAATCATGAATAATTGGTATTATAGAGTTACAAGTAATTTAGGCTTATTACCTGATTTTATCGATTATTATGAATCTGAGCTAGAAAAAGCAAGATTTGAATTATCATTAAAAGGTAAAAGCCTTGAAAAACATGCAGCAGAATTGCCTGGATTAGTCGAACAAAGATTTGCACAATTACAGGAAATTGAAGCAGTTTTAGAATATTTAAATATTCAATTAAAGAAAGACAGGGCAGCAGAATTTAAAAAATTCTTAGAAGGGTACAACAAGGCATTAAGTTCACGTGATGCTGAAAAGTATGTTGATGGTGTGTCGTCTATTGTAGACTCGACTGTATTAATTAACGAAGTTGCACTTTTAAGAAACAAGTACTTAGGTATAACAAAAGGCATAGAAGCGAAGAATTTTATGCTTGGACATATATCAAAGTTGCGAATTGCTGGATTAGATGATGCGAGCGTATAAGGAAAAAAATGTCAATAACAAAATTACAAATACTCGACGAAGTTAATATAAAATTTAATGATTTGGGGCCAGAATGCAGGCGCGCAATGGTTAAGGCCTTAGAATATTATGTGCCAGGAGCACAATACTCGCCTGCTGTGCGGTTGGGTCGATGGAATGGAAAGCAGAGTTTCTGTGATCTAGCAGGCCGATCTTATTTGAATTTATTAGATAAACTATTACCTATAGTGCAACATTACGGGTACGATATCGAAATAGAAGACATGCGTCAACCAGGTAGAGATTTTGAATTTGAAGCAGTTGACGAAAATAGCTATTCTCATATCTTATGGCCAGAAGGACACCCTCTTGCAGGTAAACCCATTATTATTAAAGACCATCAAGTAGGTGTAATTAACTCATATTTAGAAAATATTACGGGAATTAATATTGCGCCAACTGGAAGCGGTAAGACGATCGTTACATCTATCCTAAGTCACAAAGTAGAAAAATACGGTAGAAGTATTATTATTGTTCCTACTAAAGATTTAGTGACACAAACTGAAGAAGATTATATTAATTTCGGGTTAGATGTAGGTGTGTTTTTCGGAGATCGAAAAGAATATAATAAAAGACATACTATATGTACATGGCAAAGTTTAGAAAGTTTGGCTAAAAAATCAAAAGAAACTGATTTAGATATTGACATAAATGCATTTTTTGAAGATGTAGTTTGTGTTATTGTAGACGAAACACATAAGGCAAAAGGTGCTGTACTTCAGAAGATATTATCGACCTACCTTGCAAATGCACCAATCCGGTGGGGTTTGACAGGTACAATGCCTGAAGAGGATAGTGATAAGATGGGTGTAATGGCATGCATTGGTCCATTATTAGGCAAAATTAATACAAAAGAACTACAAGATAAAGGTATATTAGCTCAACTACAGATACATGTAATACAGTTACAAGATACAACTGCACCTCTGTCTGGAAATTACCAAGCAGAATTAAAATGGTTAACAACAAATATCAAGCGGCTTGAATTCCTTGCTAAAGAAGTAATTGCAATGGCAGAAACTGGAAATACATTAGTGTTAGTAGATCGTGTTCAAACTGGCGAAATGTTACAGGCGCTCATACCTGATTCTATATTTGTATCAGGTAAAATGAAATCAAAAGCTAGGAAGGACGAATATAAAGAAGTACAAGAAGTAGATGGCAAAGTCATAATAGCGACATTTTCTGTAGCCAGCACTGGTATTAATATAAATCGAATATTTAATTTAGTACTTTTCGAAGCAGGTAAGAGTTTTGTTAAAGTAATACAAAGTATCGGACGTGGAATTCGTGTAGCGGCAGACAAGTCATTTGTGAATATATATGATATTTGTGCTAGTACAAAATATAGCAAACGGCATCTCACTAAAAGGAAAAAAATATATACCGAAGCTGAATACCCTTATACAGTCACTAAGGTAGCGTACTAATGCCTAAGAAAATAACAACTAATGTATTAATACAACAATTTAATATAGTGCATGGTAAAAATTATGATTACACTAAAGTAATCTATATTAATAGTTCGGTAAAAGTCTCTATTGGTTGTAAGTTGCACGGACAATAACTGATATTACCACTGAATCATAAGAAAGGACACAGTTGGTCTAAATGTAGTAAGGGTAATATTTCTAAAATGGAAATAGTTTAGCTAGATAGCTTAAATATTTTAGACGAATATAGACAGAAAGTGTTGTATGTTGGCAATGTAAAAATTAGAGTAGACGCATATGACCTAACAACAAATACCGTGTATGAATTTCAGGGAGACCATTGGCACGGGAATTTAGAAAAATACGAATCATCTAAGATTAACAGTAATAATAAGAAAACATTTAGCGAATTAAACACGAAAACAGAACAAAAGCGTGAATTAATTAAAAATGCAGGATATAATCTTATAGAGATCCGAGAATCGAATTTCCTTAGGAAACATGTATGAAATCGATTAGAACAAATTTACACATAACATGTATAAAAGCATTTACGAAATTCTTGACTACAAATAATATAACTGCTATAGTAGGGAAATATACTGACAATACAGGATTTAATTTTAATACTTGTTTATGCTATACGTATTCTGAAAAAAATATTGCAACCTGTGAAAATATGACATACCTGTTACTTAAATACGGGAATTTAACTAGTGCATTTACAGATTCAGAGTACTACAGGGATTATAAAAAGGATATTTATGAATAAAACAATAAAAACAGAATTATCTACTACATATATACCGTTAATAAAGATATTCTTTGAAGCAAATGATATGCATAATGTTATTGTGGACACATACAGTATGCAGGTTAGGGATTATATTCATGATGCAATACAGGTCACATATGATCAAGATAACGAAGATACAGCAGGAAAAATTGCATATATGTCAATAGTACATGCAGGGTTTTTAAATATGCTAGACGATTTTCTTATAAAATGTAATATAAGCCCCTATCATCTACAACCAGAAACTATGAAAACACAAAAATATGAAGAAACTTTTAGAAAAGGTACAGATTTGTCTTTAAACGAAATAAGCAAAACAATAGAACAAGGTAATTGATTTTATCATGCATATATGTTACTATATAAAATAAAAGGAGAATTATTCTGTTTATCTTAACTAATGAAAATCGGGCATATGAACTCGACAAAGTGCCAAATGAAATAGAAGACATAAGGTATTGTGTCTTAGACTATTCTGATCCAAAAAATCCAGATTATTTCTTTATACCGCTTATATTTTTAGAAAGTTTTCAAGCACCAGCAGTAGTATTAAACATAGGCGATTATACAGTTCAAATGCCATTAGATTGGTCTATTCTTGTTTGCGATGCCGAATACAGTGACTTAGAAATAATGCCGTTGACTAGTTTAAATGATCGAGGATTTCATACAATGGTATTTAATCCATTGAAGCATATGGTGCCTAGACCAAAAGAAGTAAACATCACTAATGTGTATGCAGAAGTAAAATGGTATTTTCCTAAATTAAAAAACGGAAATATTTTAGTTGTTCCTATTGAGGACAAGCCAAATCCAAACTGTGTTTTATTTGTCAAGGAGACAACAAAATTACCAGATGTTATAGATATCGGTGCGTTATTTGAATAACTGATTTTTTATATGTTCCGTTAACAGAATACGGAACAGCTAGAAGAGAATTTATTATGGAATGGTTTCTAGTCCACAAATTAAAGATGATCCTGATTTAAAAAAGTTATTAAAATTAGGATTTTTAAAAAGAATTCGCATGCATACAAACAGATATCATGCACGAACTTATTTAGTGAAAACATGACTACTGAAGATTTAATATACCGCTTACGGAAACGCGCAGAAATACGCAGGCAGATCTCTTCTCGAAAGAGTGTGCAAGAAGGGAAGGCAGATCGTTTATCGGATTTATTAGAAGAAGCCGCACTAGAAATCGAGACTTTACGAGAAGACATAGACCATATTTACAGAGAGAAAGGGTACGATGGATAATATGCAAGATTGGTTAAGTGGGTTTTATGGATTGAACCCCGATGCTATAGAGACTGAAGAAGAAAAGCCTACAAAAAAAGCAAGTACATTAACACTTAAGATGGAGTTGCCTGCTATGGATTTTTGTAATAAATATTTTTATAGAAATCTATCAGCTGAACATAAAAAAGAAATAAGCTTATGGGTATTAATGCGGTATATGAGCTCATCTCAAAACCATGCAGAGCACCATCTTATGATGGTAAATGATTTAGTAAATAACGAATTTAATTCGTTAAAAAAACATCCTGAATTACAATGGATGCTTTTGTCATTATGTGGAACAGGTCGAGAACAATTTCATCCATGGATTCCGCCTCCCAAAGGTATTAAAAAAGATAGAATCGAAGAAGCATTAATACAAATATACCCTTTATTAAAAAGTGACGATATTGAGTTATTGCTTAAATTAAATTCAAAAGAAGAATTAGTTGAATTATTTAAAGATAACGGTCTTGATGATAAAACAATAAAAGAAATATTTAAAGGCGAGCCAAAAGGAAAATAGCCTTGATAGCTAACAAACTAATGAAACAAGAACATATCTGTAAATTCTGTGGTACTAAATTTCATAAATCTAGCACGTTAAGTACTCATATGTGTGTGAAAAAGCAAAGGGTGCTCGACGCAGATGCCACAGGCCCGAGATTAGGATTTAGAGCATTTCAACGATTCTTTGAACTTACTGCCCAAGTAAAAAGACCTAAAACATTAGAAGAATTCATTGAAAGTCCGTATTATATAGAATTTGCAAAATTTGGTAATCATTTAGCTAATCTTAAACCTTTGTACATTGAAAAATATATTGATTTTGTAATACAAAACGGTGTAAAATTAAAAGATTGGACAAAGGATTTTGTGTATGATTGTTATATCAATGATATCGTAAAAAAAGAACCAGCAATAAGTGCAACTGAGAGAACTATTATTGAGATAGTAGAATGGTCAGAAAAAAATAATAAACAATTTGTTGATTTTTTCTATACAATTTCAGCCAACGAAGCAGCATATATGATTAAGACAGGTAAAATAAGCCCGTGGGTATTATACCTTGCCCCGTCTGGAGAAAGTTTAATGAGCAGCTTTAATGAAGACCATGCAAAAATAATAGGTACGATCATTGACCCAGGCCTATGGATGCGAAAATTTAAGAAAGCAGCCGATGACGTTGAGTATATAAGAAATTTGCTATCACAGGCAGGACTATGAGTGTAATATATACTATTTTAACAGCTGGACAAGCTTTTTGGATAGACAACACATTTGGTTGGAAAGGCGTTCGTATGTTATCGGAGAATTTGATAATGATCAAGACGCTGCTATCTTTATGTTACAACACGGTGGTAGTATGAGATCGGTTTGGGGTGAATTTAAAGTAATTTTTAGTAAAAGGGAATAATGCGTAAAGTTGCTACAGACGTAGATATTGATGTATTTAACAGGGATGCTATATTAGAGGGTATCGAGTGCATTTACGGCAGGATTGATAGGCCGAATAATAAAGTAGAAAAACACCCTACTGGTGTTTATTTTCAAAATATACCGCGAGACCCTACTACAAATATTTCAACATTAGGCCATAAGGTTGCAAATGAATACGGCTACTTTAAGGTAGATTTTCTTAATGTAACAATGTATGAAGGTGTCCGGGATGAAGCGCATTTAATAGATCTCTTAAATCGTGACCCAGTGTGGGGTTTTTTTG